ACATCGACATCGCCGCCCTCGGCTCCCTCTTCGTCGCCCTCGGCCTCGAAGAGTCTACGATTTCTCTTCTCCGCAAGCAGGTTGCGAAGCAGTGACCTTGTTGACATTTGCTCAATCTCCTCTGTTAGTCTGTTGAACTCTTTGCGCGATGACTCCGCAAGGGGTCCTGGGACTGAGTCCCTGATCTCTTGCTTGAGCCCAATCGCCTTGCGGAGCACCGCGTTGAACTCCTCAACTATTCTGAGGGCAGCTGTTGGCTTGGTCCTGCTCTCATTGAGGGCGTTGAGGGCCCTCCCTATTATCCGAAGCTCCATCCGGAGGGACTTCACTCTGTCGAGCGTTGTGCCCTGTCCATCGACGAGCTTTAGAAGTGTTTTCACTGACTCGTTGTTGAGTCTCATTCTCTTGTGCTTGCGGCCCTCGTCAGTGAGGACCTTCTCCTTCTCGGAGAGGTCAAAAGAGACTCTCTTCACGCCCTTGGGAACCTGGAGGGTGACCCCGTCAAAAGAAGGTTCGTCATCGAAGTCCTCGTACTCTTCTTCGTCATCGAAGTCTTCATACTCTTCTTCGTCATCGAAGTCTTCATACTCTTCTTCGTCCTCAGAGAAGTCTTCATCTCCGACTTCTTCCCCGATCTCACTGTCGTAAGACTCCTCAGACTCTTCATCTTCGGAATCTTCGGAGGTTTCGTCTGACTGCATTGCCCTCATCACGTCTTCCATGTCGTCATCGCCCTCTCCGAGAAGACTCTTCTCAATGAGCTTGCGGACGTGTGGAGTGAAGGCCTCGATGAGCTTGTTCTTCGCGTTCTCTTCGGCCATCGTGACAAGACCCTTTGCCTCGTCTATAGCCTCTTGATACAGTTTTCCAGTTGACATGGCGAACTTCCTGCTCCGTATGTATACACCTGCGTGTGGATCATTCCCTGCTCATATTCGCGATGTGGTAATTGCGAATGAGTTTCCTCAGCTTCAGGAGTGTCTCGTCATCTTCTCCTTCCTCGGGCTCCTCGAGGGGGTGAATAGACTTGTTCCAACCGTGAGGTGTTGAACGGTTGTGAATGATAACTTGAAATGGGCGGATAGAAGCACCGACATAACCACCGCCAGAGACCGCCTCCTTGCCCTTGTAGAGGTTGGGTTTCGGAGATATCGAGCCTTTCGACCTGTTCATCGCTACGGCTTCACCGAACATTCCCGTTGGGGTAGCCGCACCGTAGTAATAGAAAGGATCTGTCTTCCTTGAAGCGTAAGGGTCCTTGTAGGGTGCGCCGCCGAGCTTGTTTCGAAATTCAGCGGCGTCCTCGACCTCGAATTCCTCTTCCTCGGCGTCTTCCTCTTCGTCTCCCTCAGCGGGCTCCCTGTATGGGTACGTGCCCTGGGACTGTCGAGACGCGTGAAAACCAGTCGGGGCCCCGTAACCGAGGCCCGTCCTGGCGTCGTAATTTGGGAAGTTAGCGGGACCACCCCCGATAGCTTCCCAGAGGCTGATCTTACGAGGCATTCGCCGTGGCAGGAGACCTGCCAGGAGAGTAAGAAGCGAACTCCCTGCCCTGTGACATTCTCTGAGAGGACGTCGCCGGATCGCGAGAAGGCTGAGTGACGTCGGAGGACGCGCCGATATTCGCGATCGAGTTTGTGGGTGCAGTTCCGTATCCTTCCGTGGGCTCTGCCTGGTCGTTCGGGTCGACTGATCCTGCGCCGGGGCTTGTTGGGTTCGGGACCCAGGCCGATGCAGGAAGTCCACCGCCGCCGGTCTCGACAGCGCCGTAGGTGGGTGGCTTGCGTGCCTCGTCAGAAGCGCTCGCCCCAAAGTCCCTGTCAACTGCTCCGGTCTGCAGGTTGTCATTTATCTCGCCCGAGAGGAGGAGATTCAGAGCAGTCTGCTTGTAGGTAGCGGAGCCCTCGGTGCCGACATAATCGGTCGCACCGGGAGCACCAGGGAACAGGGTCTTGAGGGTAGCAGTGTCGCTCCTCCCAGGACCCCTGTCAGTAGGAGCCACTATGCTGATAGTAGGATGAGTGTATGTCGGCATTTCTGTTACCCTCAGTTAGAGTTTTAGCGAGCGGCGCGGACAATCTTACGACGAGTGACCGCCTTCGATTCCTTCACCATGCGCTGGAGGCGAGCGAGGCGCTTCTCGATAAGCGTGAGCTTCTCAAGTTTTGCAGCCTCATTCTTGATGCCAGCGGCCTTGGCGTGGTCGACGGGGTTCACGAGAGACTTGTCACTGCCGAACTCATCGGCGCCAAGCTCGTCAGCGTCAGAAGAGATCTCGTCAGCTTCCTTCATCTTCTTCTTTGCTTCCCTCTTCTTCGCTTCCTTCTTCTTCGCCTCGGACACGATCCGAGCACGCTCCTCCTTGACGATCCTGCGTAGGAGTGCGGGCGTGAGCTTTCTAGTTGCCATAGTGTTTTCCTCCGAGCCTTTTTGCTCTGTTCTATCTATCTATCAACCGAAGTTCCTTTTCGACGGCGGCTCTGAAAATGCCAAAGCTGCCCAATTGCCCGCACCCTCAAAGAGTGTGGGGTCAACTCCTGTGTCTATCACGGGGTTGCTATGCGCAGACCCTCTCTCGTTAAGGCTCTCGACAAGACCACTTCCAGCAGTGTCAGCGAATATGCTCGCCATCACGTCATTGCCTCCAACAAGCTCCTTGTAATTTGCAGGATTCGGCTTGGAACGAGGGGGCTGGGGTGCTGGTGCCGCCGAGGGAGCGGCGCGTGGCCTTATCATGTCAAGCGAAGGACGACGGGTAGGGGCCTGCTGTACTCTAGAATTTGTGGGAGGACGAGCCTGACGAGACTCGCTCAGGTTGCTCGATTCGCCACCGACTCCCTCAATCAGTATCTCGAGAAGACACTCCTTCACGAGACTCTTCAGTTCATTCTTTGTCAACGCTTTCTCCATGTCAGGATATCGTTGAACATTCTATCAATCCTATCGCTCTTTGTGAAGGTCTGATTTAGAGATCTTGGATCGACCTTCTTACCTTCTGCCATCATGAAAGCACCGGGCGTCGAAGGTTCAGCGACGAAGTCCCAGCAGATAAGCTGAAAGTCATCCTGAACGACCTGTATGTCTCCGTCTCTCTTCGTCGAACCGACTCCACGAGAAGAGATGCCGAGAGTGACACCGGACTCGACAAGGCTCTGGAGTATCTTTCCGCACGGTGTGTCGAGAAGCTCGACTATTCCGTAGCAGACGTCACCCTCCATGTAGGCCTCTCGTATGATGTGACTCACCTTCTTCAGCTCGACGACTGAAGAATCCGGATGGTCACACTCACCGAGAGCACGATTCTCCTTGATGAATTTCTGGTAGTTTCGAACTTCCCTCTCGAGTATCGCTCGCGGGTAGACTCTTCCATTCTGATTGAGAGTCTCAGACTTCTGCAGGACTCCCTTCATGATGACCTTGCCGTCGTTCTTGTCGCGGCTCTCCTTGATCATCTGCGGAGTGTAAGCAAAAGCCGTCCACTCTGTGAGAAGCTTGAGGTTATCCTTCATCCTTTCCTCCCTTCACTTCCTCTATGAGCTTCGTGATTACGAGGAATCTCGAAACGTTCTGGTCACTCGTGTCTTTCGGGTCCATCATGTCGAGGACTCTCTCAACAGGCTCAATCTTTTCTCTTATGATCTGGTTGGTCGCTGAGCGGCGAAGGTCTCTCACCGAGTTGATTGCTGACCTCTTTGTCGATTCAAGAATTGGGATAAGCTTCTCCGAGTCTCCCTTCACAGTGAGAGCTAGGATATTGAGCTGCTCCTTGCTCAGAGACTCGCTCATCTTCTCCCCGACTTTCTCAGACATGATCTTCACGCTCAGGTTGCTCACGTCCTTCGACTTCACGATAGGAGGCAAGGCCTTCTCGTTCATAAGAATTTTGGCGACTTTCTCTTCGTACTCTACGAGTCGCTTGATATCAGATGTTTCTTTCGAACGCCAGTCATTGAGAAGCGTCTGCACGGTTGCTAGATCTCTGTAATCAGGGACCCTGATGTCGAAAAACTTCTTCTCATCAAGACGCTTGTTTATGGCGGCAATGAGCCTGCTCTTTTCAATATCGAGTCTCTTGGGGTCATGATCCTTTGCAGCCCTTCTCGCTTCTTCAAGAATCCTGTGAGCAACCACCCTGTCAGCTACGGTGGTTCTCATCAGAGAGTTGAAGAGTCGAAATTCCTTGTAGAGCTGGGAATCTTTCTTGAAGTGCTCCTTGAGTATCGAACTTGCTACTCGAGCCTTCTCTCCCTTTCCCTCGACAAGCGCCCTTGAGATATAGCGGATGAGCTGCTCGTAAATGAGAGCCGCATTACGCTTTTTGTTATGCCTTGTCATTATGAGTCTTCCCTCTTGTCGACAGCCGAAGGTTCATCTGGTGATTCACTCAAGATTGCCCCTCTTTCTTGTCTAACTATTGAGCCGCTGAGCTTCTTTAGGAGAGAGGTCACTTCGGGAGTCTTTCTCGGCTTGGGGAAATTTCTCTCACCGAGCAGCTCGTCAAGGAGTGAAGTGCTGATGTCTTCTTCATTCTTCATACCCCTCGTCATTGAGTGACCGAAGGGTTCATTTGAGGTGGATTGGGGGCGACTGTCGAGAGTCATCGTGAGGAAGTCAGGAATCTCGGCCTTCGAATTGGAGAAGCGCTTCTTCTTCTTCCTTATCCGCTCTCCGAAGGCATTCTGAACCTCATTCTTCGGTTTCACAGGGAGGCTGTCATTGTCGGTCTCTCCGAGGACTGGACCGTCCTTGAAGTCACCCGCGAAGAGGTCCTCAGCGCCGCCTTCCTCGCCTCCCCCTGCCTCATCACCGCCCGCTTCTGCTCCACCCGTGTCACCGCCTCCAGTGTCACCGCCGGCGGCCTCGTCGCCACCGCCTTCGGGCTTCGCGTTCTCGACCTCGGCGTCCTCGAGCTTGTCGGCCTTCCTGCCTTCCTTGACCTTCTGTATCTCCTCGTCAGTGAGACCGAGTATGTTCTTCCGAATCCACGACCTGTCGACTGCGCCTTCAGGCGCCGCACCAGCAATCTCAAATTTGGTCTTGATGAGTTCAAGCTTCTGCAACTGCGCAACCGAAGAAGGGTTGTTGAGCGCAAGCGTGAAGTCCAACATGTCCTCGTCAGTGAAACCATGAGAGTACAGGTGAATCATCGCGATCTTATTCAGCTCTGAGACAACCACTTTCTGTACCCTGGATATCGTGCGGGAGAACCTGATATCCTCCTGCGCAAGAGTGGCCTTTGCTCCAATCTCTTCGTCATATCCCAGGTAGGCTTTCGGTATCTTCAGGGCGGCGAAGAGCTTCTTCTGGATGTATTGGACGTCTTCGACTGCTGCGGCATTCTGTCCACCTGCAAGAGTCTCAATCTTTGTCCCCGACTCTCCGCCTCTAACAGGGATGAAGTAATCATCGTCCACTGCGAGCGGATTGTACCTGAGATCCATCTTCCCGTTCGACCTGTCGACTACCTTGTTCCTCTTCAGACTTGTCTGAGCCTGTTGCATGTAGTTCTCGATCTCTTCTGGTGGAACATTACCGACATCGATGTAAAAGATGCGTCTCTCAGGAGCTCTCACGATTCGATAGACAAGCATCGCATCCTCGATGAGGATGAGCTGTCTCCAAATTCTTCTAGCAGACTCAAGGACCGATGCACCGTAGGGCAGGAAAGCGTCATTTCCAAGAAGCCTGAAGTGCGAGACCTGCCAGTTCTCAAGAGAAGTGTTGCCCTTCGTGATCCAGCGGAACCTCACGGCCATCGGATCTTTCGGGTCGTAACCCTCTTCTCTCTCGATCTCAGCGATAGGAATCGGATAGGCGTTGATTACGCCGTACTGCGGATCGACGTCATTGAAGAGAAAGAAGTCTCCGTACTTGCAGAGATTTCTTACCCACATGGGTAGGTTGAAGTCGACATTCAACACATCATAGAAGAGATTGTCGAGGAGGTCCTTGACGACTCGATTCTCTGAGTAGATGTGAAGGACTTTCCCGGCGTCGTCCTGTGAGACTGTCTCCTCAGCGTATATGTCAAGGGCAGAAGCAATTTCTGGCGTTGCTTCCATCTCAGAGAAGTCTGAGTACCTCGACATCCTGTCAAATGCGCCATACGCAGAGACAGTCGATGAGTAGACATCGGATACATTTCTCCTGAAGAGGTCGTAAGCCGATGACGCTGTTGGCTCATTGTAGGCCTTGACCTTCCGTCGGATGACGGGTCCTGACCTGAAGAGCTTGGTGAGACGATTGAAGAGTGTTCCGCTATTTCTATCTGCCATGGTATCTCACAGATTTTAGTCCCGGTTTACCGCTGATAAAGCCAGGCAATTTCGGGCGGGATGGGTGAATCACTTCCACCGAAGAAACGCGGATCGTAATGAACAGGCTTCAACGGGTCTTGCCCTGCAACCATAATAGGAGCAGTGGGCACCGGGTTCTTGTTCACCCCGAATGCCCTGAGCATTGCATTATGATAGTCTGAGCTTGTCTTTGTTACAGTTTGGGTGGGCTCAAAGAGTGTGCATCCTATCGCGGCTGCCATGATGAGGTCGTCATGAAACCCTCTCTGAGCCCTCGGGGTGTCTCCCTGCCAGGTGAAAGTTTTCAGCTCATCCATGAACCTGCTCGAGTAGACCTTCACTGAACCAGTCCTCAGGTACTCTTCAAGCTTCGTGAGTGACGAACTTCTACTACCACCCTGCGTGCTGAAGCCCATCTTGCTGACCGGTATGTCGTAAGAGTAAGCGTAGCGTTTGTCATTGATATAGATGTTCGGGTAACCGAGCTCTTTCAGTTTTGTGATTGTCGAGAAACCGAAAGTGTTATTCTCAGGGCAGACAAGAGCCTTGTTGTACCTGAGACCTATCTCATTGATGAGTATCCCGAACTGGTCCGGCGGGACCTTCCCCTGGAATTCACAGACCTGCTCGGATGTCGTGGAATCGAAGACTTGTATCGTTGAGTAGTCAGCAGCGTCGCCGCGAGCAATGTCGGCAGAGAGGACGTATTTGTGATCAGGTATGGCATACTTCCAGACCCATACACCCCTGTCAGGCCCCCAGGACTCAAGCGGACTCCTCACTCCCATTTTCAACCTGTCATAGTCTTCAGGCGTGAGGAACGTGTCACCAGATGACGCAAAATCGCAGAGGAGCTCCTGCGATATCTGTTTCCTTGTCATCTGACGAGATTCTTTCTCGAACCAGGCCTCGTTGTGCTCAGGGTGGACATCCCACATGAGCTTTATCGGCTTGAAATCAGAGATCTTGTTCTCCGCGTCGACCCAGAGCTTGTGGTATTGGTTGCCGACACCGTTGGGAGTGCTCAGTATGATCGCAGAACCACCTGTCGAAACTGTGGGATAGAGACCCTTCCACAGCTCATCGAAATTTCTAATGAACGCGGCCTCGTCAATGATCAGGAGTGAGAGAGCTTCTGATCGACCAGCGTCCTCGGACGTCGGAATCGCCTTGATTATAGACCCGTTAGAGAATTCAATAGTTGTCTTTGAGAATCCCGTGATCTCAGGAACAATGAGCCACTTTGGAACACTCTCGAGCATTGTCCTGACCTTGCGAACAAAGTTCGATGCGGTTGCCATTTTCGTGGCAATGATCAGGATGTTCTTCTCCTTGTAGAAGAGAGCTCTCCAGAGCGAGAATGCAGCAGTAATTGTCGATAGTCCCAGCTGGCGGCTCTTCAGGACGATGTTGAACCTATTCTGGGCAAACTGTCTCATGCAGTCGTCCTGGAAGGGATACGTCTTGAAGGGAATGAGTCCCCTCTCAGCGTGTGAGATCTTCAGATACTTGTTAGTGAAATAGACCGGGTCCTTCCCACACCTGATGATCTCTTCGAGCTGTGCTGGTTTCGACGCTGGCATC